CTCAGAATGTTAAACATAATGATTGATTAATATGCAATACAAACTTGTCAACCCAGAACAAGGTTCAGCTCTAATGAAAACCTTGTGGGCAAAAATGAAAACAGCATTGGAATCAGGGAAAACACTAGTTCTTAATGTCCAGGAGGAAACCAGGACACATGACCAAAATTCCAAATTTCATGCAATTATTGCTGACATAGCAAAGCAGGCAGAGCATTATGGAGCTAAGTGGGATGTGGAGAGTTGGAAAAGATTTTTAATAGACCAATTTATCACAGAAACAGGGTCACAAGCCTCCAAAATAGCTCCATCCTTAGATGGGCATAGGTTAGTGCAATTGGGCTTCCAGAGTCGTAAATTCACCAAAGACCAAGCAAGCCAATTTGTAGACTGGTTACAGGCTTGGTGTGCAGAAAAAGGAATTGAACTTGATAGCACATCCTAAAAGGCAATATGTCAGAAGTGCCAAACTTTTAAACAATATTAGATATCTTCATTGCCAGGCTTGTGGAGTTGATGACCAAACAGTTGTAGGTGCTCATTCCAATAGTTCTGCACATGGCAAAGGTAGGAGCATTAAGGCTGATGACAATATGGTGGCGGCTCTTTGCTGGGACTGCCACCATGCCTTAGACCAAGGACATTATCTAAACAAAGAGGAAAAAGAACAATTCTGGCTTGAGGCACATCTTAGAACAATATATAACCTAATCAAATCTGATTTATATCCTAAAGATGTTCCTTTGCCAAAAACTTATTTAGATTGGCAGAATGGCTTAAATTAACTCTTTTCTGGATGTGCCTTTTCCATTGGCAAGTGCTCATGTTTTTTGAGTTTGTCTTCAAGTCTGTGCAACTCATGCTCAGTCTTTTTTTCATGCTCTCTCAAAACAACATAATGTGATTTAGGAGACTCATAAGTTTTACCAGTAATTTTAAAGTTTTTCATGATATTGTTTTTCCTTCTTTAAGTTCAGCTAATGATAGTCCACCAGTGTATTGAAAATGTGCCATTTCTTTAAAGTGAACCCATTTTCCTGCCCACTCCAAACCAGCTTGTTCACCTAATTCACCTATTGTTGCCCAAACTGGGTGACTTCCATCCCAATCAGCTTTTCCATTGACCAAAGGCACAACATCAATAGCACACCTATAGTTATGGAAAGACTCACCCCCTTTAGCATTTGTAACAATTCTGCCCTCTGTTGTTCTACCTTGAGCATATAAAGCATCTTGGCTTTCATTATCCCTGTATGTAGATGTAACCAACAAGTCAATGCCAGAATGTTGGCAAGCCTTAATAAAATCTTCAACTTTTGCTTTAACTTCAGGTAGTAATTCATCTAAATTCCTTGAATTAATCATTTCTGCTCCATAGGTGTTGATTTATGTAACATTGCATCTTTAGCTTGTGAGCCTGCACTAGACCCAAAGTAAAAACTCATAATAGCAGTCCAAGCTGTTCCAAGTGAACCTAGCATTAATAGCAAGGCATCTGATGTTTTGAATGTTTCCATCATTAAACCAACTAATATTCCAAAAAATCCAAGAGTAACAATAATAGCTAATGCTGGAGGAATAAAAGAATGAGTATTAGTTTGCATAGCTCTAGCAGATGATCTATCTTCAACAGCTAATTTTTCAAAATCTAAACCCAATTCTTGTGCCTTTGCCTTCAAAGCTATCTCTGCTTGTTGGACACTTGCTATTTGGTCAGCAGTGAGTTTGCCATCATCAAGCATCTTTTTGGCATCATCTTGGGATATGCCAAGAACTTTGGAAACTGCTTCATAGGCTAGACCTCCAAAGGGGCCGCCAAGTGCAGTGGCAATAGTAGGTGCAATTGTCTTTAACCAATCCATATTAACTCCTAGTTACAGTATCTTGGTGAATACCCTGTTTCCTGAAAAATTTTATAACATTCATACTCTTTGCTATTGGGTTTAAACTTTTTCATAAACTCAATATGCCATTGTTCCTCTACTTTATTTATCTGATAATCCCAATGGATGTAATACATTAAGCCTGCAACTGTAAAGATGACCACCATGACTGCAATGCATATTGCAATTCTAAAATCCCATTTTTCTTTGTTTCTTGCTTTTCTATAATATTCTTGCTCATCCTTTTTTTTTGAGCCTGTTCATACTTAAATTTGTCTTTTTCAAGCCTAGCTCTTTCCTCTTGAAAATCTGTCCACAAAGCACCCAATTCTGGAGGGGCTTGGTAAGTTAACATTTGCCTCAAGTCATATTCAGCTTGTTCAAGTTGCTTTCTTTTTAAAACATTTTCTAAAGCCTGAGCTTTTATGCTTTTGCCTTTAGGAGGATTTTTTTCTTTTTCTTTTATTTCTTTATGTGCTTTTTCTTGATGGTCAAAGAATGAACCCAAAGAATCACTTAATTCTGTATAAATTCCAAATACTTCTTTGCCTACAGATTTAGCTTCTTTGTACATTGATACACCTGACTTAACAGCCCCAATTGCCATCATTGCCAGAGTGAACGGATCCATTATTTCAAAGTCACATAATGAGAAATAAAACCAATAAAGCTAGATAGTCCTGAAACAACCATTATGCCCACCCAAAACCCACCCTTTGACTTGTCAGCCATAGAAATAAGTTTATCAATAGATGACTCAAGTTTGTCTATTTTTCTTTCCATAGAATCAAACTTTTTCTCATAATCTTCTACTTTTTGCCAAAGTACGCCATACTTGACAAGGTCAATTGGTGATTCTGTGCTCATGGTTTTAATAAGTCTTTAATTGGAATAAATCTGCTTTGAGCATTTTCAAAGGCTTGTTTTTCTGTTGTGGCTTGAGCCTCAGCATTTTTTCTTGCAGTTCTTTTTTCAAGATAATGGCTTGTAACAAGTGCAGGCACACCCATTCCATGTCCACCAGTAACAAGTTCAGCACCTAATGGAATTCCTTTATTGATTGCCATTTCACCTATTTTTTGACCAAGTTTCTTTTCTATGTTTATGGTCTGTGCCGCTGCTCCTGGATACCCAGTATCAGTCTTGAATATATGTTTTGCATTATGAAAATCTCTAATATTCTCCATTTCTTGTGGAGAAAATAATCTACCCATTACTTCTTTGTTTCCATTTAGAAACTTAGTTAATTGAGCTGGAGTTTTATCTGCCATTTGATTTACAAAATGTGCTTTAATTTCACCCACTGCTTTTTGAGCTTGGGGTTGCAACTCATCAGGCATACTTCTTAAGGTATCAATTACATGAGTAAATTGATCCACAGGCATGTTAGTAATGTTCTGAGGTATCTTTTCAACATCAACTTTTCTATTAATGTCCTTGGGGCCGTTAGCCTCCAAAATATTAGATATTCCCTTTGGATTATCTAAAGTATTCTTTCTAAGTTCCACCAATTGCCTAGCATCTTTATACAAAGGTGAATTAGTATCCATATTAGCTAAAACATCATCATCCACTGCACCTTTTAATGCTTTGTGCAATTGATTAGCTTTTGGATCATAGTTTTGATTTAACCATTTTCTAAACAATTCTGAATGATATGCATCAGTAGGCAATAAATTGCCATCCTTATCCATCATGCCTAATTGCTCAAGTTTAATTTTTGATGTTTTTGCTAATCTTTCAGCAGGGTCAGATATCTCACTTAAAGTTCTATCATTAAGTGTTTCATTTATTTTGTTTGCTATAACAGGAATAGACTTTCCTTGTTCATCCCTAGCTTTATAAATGTCTTCTGTTTTCTTGTCAAAATAATCCTCAAGACCTTTCAAAGGCTCAAGAATAGTATTGCCTCTTTTGTAAACAGCAGACTCATCAAGTCCTTCAGTTCCACCAGTATCTTTAACTAATTTTGATTGATAGGCATTAAGTCTGTTTTGCTCATCAGCAAATCTTTCAGAAAGATAATTTCCAAGAGCAGTATCTGTTTTGGATGTTTGAAAGTTTGTAGACCTTTCTTTTCCCCTACCTTCAATAGCAGACAAATCAGCTTGATGGTCTTCACCCAATACTTTTTGAGCAACTTTAGCTCT